TTAACAATGCTTCACAATCTGCGCCAGTAACAGAACTGAATGTTGCATCATCTGCATCAAATACGCCATTTGTAATTGTTTTATTTGCTAATGTTGCTGACGAAATTACAGCAGAGTTTGCCACTTCATTTCTAAATTGATGTGTTGCGCTATAAGTATAAACACCAGTGTCAACAAGTGATATAATAATAGTGTTGGCTACCATATTAATGGAACCATTTAAAAATGCTTCTTTTGCTTTTGAGTAAAGTGCGTTTGACATGTAGATTTCTCCTAGTTTTTACTTATTTAAGTTATTTATAAAATAACAGGTGTACCAATTTTTATGAATGCTTTTATGCCCGAAATAGCATAACCAATTTTCAATGAAAATGCCGCACCGTCAATTGTAGATGTTGTCACTATTGCGCCATTACTTCCAAGATACAATGATTGCTCTGGAGTCCAAGTCCATGATGGATTTGTGATAGCACCAAATGTAACTGTTTCTCCTGCGTTATCTAAAACGCCTAAAACTCTGTCAATTTGTCCTATTTCTAATGATGTTGCAAGAACAGTTTCTGCATTAGCGTTCAAAGCGACAATCTTATATTGCGTTGCAGTGCTATTATTAAAATTTACATTCAATGATTCTGTTGCACCGCCGCCGCTGGCAGTATTTGCTTCATCATATGCGGCTTGTGCTAATGTAGTTGCAGTATTTGCTTTTGCAAAAGCAGAGTTTGCAGTAGAAAAAGCAGAGTTTGCAGTTGTTCTTGCAAAAGTATCTACAGTACTACCACCACCAGTTTGTGCTACAAAGACAAACTTACTTGATGCATTATCATAAGATAAAACATAACCATCGGCGATACTGTCTCTGTCAATGTCATCTAAGTAGCGTAGATTGACTTCACCTGATCCGCTTGATCCTCCATGCGGTCCACTAGATTTAATAATTACAGCATTTACTTTTGTTTTAAATGCGCTAACATCTTTCTGAACATTATCAATGAACTTCTGAAACTTTTCTTCAACAGGTTTTATGTCTCCGTCTTTGCCGTCTTTGCCTGCAACGCCTTGAATGCCCTGTGGTCCAATCTCACCTCTTGATCCGACTGAGCCTTGAATTCCTTGTTTTCCGTCTTGTCCTCTCTGACCAATGTCACCCTTAAGACCTTGCTCACCTGAAATTCCCTGTGCGCCAGTTGATCCAGCGGGACCAATTTTGCCCTCTTCTCCACGTTTTCCGTCCAGACCATTTTTGCCATCTTCACCTTTGACGCCTCTGTCACCCTTGTCACCATTTTCGCCATGATTTCCAGCAGTGCCTTGTATGCCTTGTTCGCCTTGTGGACCACGTTCGCCTTGTGGACCAACATCACCATTTATTCCTGGCAGTCCTTCAGGCCCGATTTCTCCCTGTTGACCAACATCACCTTTTTCGCCACGTTCGCCAACATCGCCCTTGTCGCCCTTGTCGCCTTTAGATCCCTGTGTGCCGGTCGCACCAAGGGCTCCACGTAAACCGACTGGACCAGGAACTTGTTCAACGATTACTTCTGTTGTTTTCTTTTCTAAAAGAGATACAAATTCTGTCTTAAGTTTTTGTATCTCTTGTCGTGTGTATGCTACAGATGTTGCAACAGAAACTGCTTCGCTAAGGATATCGCTAAGATTAGTTTCCTTCTTTGTCACCTTTAGCCTCTTCAACTAATGTGCCAAAAAATGCAGTCATAGACTTAGCCAATTCTCTTTGGTCTATGTCATCAATTGCTTTAGTGTTGTTTTCAGTTTCTTCTTTTTTTACGCTCACAACAAGTTGTTGTGGTGGAGGTGCAGGTGGTGGAGGTGGAGCCATATCTTCTGGAGATATACCTTCTTCTTCCATGTTTGCTTTGTCTTCTTGCATTTCTTCGTCCATTTGTTTTATATCGTCTTCACTCTGATGTAGAATTTTTGTTCTGATATAATTAATGGAGAAATATTTGCCAACATATCCGTCAATGTCTGCAAGAATACTCAACCGATCTTTCATCAATTCAGCATTTTTAAGTTCGCTGAAATGTGAGTCTGATTGATAGTCATAGCTGATTTCTTCTTTCATTTGTTCCCACTCTTTACGAGTGCAAACGCCTTTAAGAAGAAGCTGTGTTTCAAGCATCTTGTCAAACAAGTGTGAGAATCTTAAACGCAAACGTGAAATGAATTTGCCAAACTTCAATTCATCTCTACTGATTTCAGATGCACGACCTAAAGAAAATCCACTGTCAGATTCTATGCGAGAAACTGGAACATTCAATGACTTGAACATCTTCTTTTGAAAATACAATACGTCTTCAATCTCGCCTAAGTTTTGCCCACCCTGTAGTGTAGTAATCTCAGTTCCTTTACCACCTTCTCTACGCGGCAACCAGTAATCTTCTAGCATTGTTTGAAATCTTCTGTCATCACGAATTTCACCAGTCTGTGCATCATAGACTAGTTTGTTTTTATACTTCTGCATGATTTCACGCAAGTATTGCTCTGCCTTCATCTTAGGCAAATTACCTACGTCAATGTAAAAGATTCTACGTTCTGGTGCTCTTGAAATACGATAGATAACTGTCGCATCTTCAAGCATACGTAATTGATTGAGTGGCTTGATTGCTTTGTGTAAATGTGAAACAATTACTTTGCCATCTTTGTCTGTGATACCTGAGTTGGTATAGCAAACTGAGTCTACTGCAATTTTGATACCTTGCGAACCATCTCTAGCAAATCCTTTATCAGAATAGATAAAGTATTCGTGATATTGTTGTGTTGTGTCTGCTGTTCCTGGACGATTGTCTGTTCTTTTGCTTTCACGCACTTTACGAATTTTACGTGGATCAATATAACGAACTTCTTTCAATCCTGATCTAGGATTCTTTTCGTCAATGACCATGTGATAATACAATCGCCCGTCAACATACCATCTGCGGTATATATCGTAACCCTGATTGTTGAAGTCAAGAAGTTTCATAACATACTGATATTCGTCACGAATTTTTTTCTTGATTGATTCTGGCTGTTGAAGTTTATCTAAAATAATTTGAACTGGATAATCACCATCTTCAAAAACTAATGATTCATTGACAATATCTTCAATCGCAGCATCGCATTCTGGCTGAAGTGCCATCTCACGATACTTCTTAATTAAATCTGCGTCTGTTCTAATCTGACCTTCAAGGTCTAAGTATGTGCCATAGACACCACCGCCAGAAATTGCAACTGATGCATCGTCATCGGTAGGAGGAACAAATGATTTTAGCTTTTCTGCTTCAGCATCATCTTTACCGATCTTATATCCAAAAAGTTTCATATTTGTTCTCTCTAAAAAGAAATGGGGGCTGTAATAGCCCCCATTATTTGACAACTATTACGCAATTATTTATGTTGCGTAAAATTCATTATTTAAGTCTTTTAAACGGTTTCTGTCAAGGTGAGATCGCCGCCAGGAATGCTTGTATCGGTTGATGATGGACTACTTGCGTCTGCACCAGCTAATGAAGTAGTACCACCAACATCCAAATAGTGATATTGGAATGTGACAGTGAATTCTTGAATTGCATCTGTAGTGTCATAAGATAAGTCAATAGCAGAAACATCAGTTGGAAACGCATCATACAACTGATATATTCTAGCAATAGTACCATCAGGTCGCAATTGATTGATAGTAATAGTGGAACGATATGTCTCTGTACCATTTCTTAACGCTTGTTCTCCATCAACATTGACAATGCTGTTTAACCAATTATCAAAAGATTTGCGAATATTTTGAGAGTCATCGTTAACGAATGTTGCTGTCCAATCTCCGTATGTTCTGTCACCAGGAATTTTAATTCGTCTTCCTCTAAACGGAACTTCAATAACGCCTAATGTAAATGCTGGAATTGCACCAGATTTACACAAAACAGAAAAATTAGTTAGATCGACACCTGTTATTGATTCTTCAAGATCAATTACCATACGAAATAAATTTGCTTTTGATCCACCATTTAGTTTTCCTCTAAATGTATCAATACTGAAAAATTCGTTTGCTGCCATTTTTTATTCCTTATTCGAATGTAAAGTAGTCGTAAGACCAAGTTACAGTAAATTCTTCAAGAGTATCTGTAGAATCATAAGACAAATCAATAGTACTGATATCTTGTGGCCAACAGTTGACTAGCGTATATGAATACACCACTGTGCCTGCTTGATTAAACTGTTCAACTAAAATAGTAGAGAATTCTGTTGCATCTCCACCAGTTCTAGTTTTAGAAGTTTCTGAATTGTAGTCAGTAACTCCATATTCTCTCTGCAAGTCTTCTAATGCTTCTCTAATTGTGTGATTAGAGTCATTGATAACTGTTGTTGTCCAGTCAGCAAATGTTCTATCTCCAGCAGCTTTAAATCTTCTGCCTGCTGAAAATGGAACTTCAATGATACCTAAAGTTGAGCCAGGCAGTTGCGCTGCCTTGCACAAGTAACTAAAATCTGTATCTCTTTCCGCAGACTCTAATCCTGTTAAGGTAACTCTAAACAAATTTGAACGAGCGCCCGTATTAAGAACGTCCTTCAAATTTTGAATTGTTGTAATTGCCATATAATTCTCCTTATTTATTCTCTACTATTTATGCGGCAATTTCAGCAAATGTTGCGGTACCTCTTACAGAGACAAAGTTAAGTTGAATGAAGTTGACAGAACGAATTGGCTGCACGAAAATGTCGCAAACAAATTCATTGGCATTTACTACATCTTCTGGATTGTTTGTTGCGTCACAAACAACTCTAAATGCTGTAATGCCTCTTCTAGACTGAACGCTTCTCAAGTAAGGAACAACGAGATTCACAAAACCGCCTCTTGTTGTTGCATCATTTTGGTCAAACAATACATTGTCTGCGGATTGTCCAATTGTTTTTTGCAATTCAATAAACAATCTACGAACGTTGACACGATTCATTGAAGTGTTTCTCAATGTAAACGTTTTATCGCCAAACAAAATTGTGCCTTGACCAACTTGCGTGATAACTGGATTAACTGCTGCTTTGTATAAGGTATCTCTATCAGTTTGATTTGGATTGTATGCTAAACGAACTAAGTTTTGAATACGACCATTGTTGAAACCAGCTGGAGATAACCATGGCTCACGAACAGAATCATTACGTGCCATACAACCTGCAGTGTCAGCATTCAATGGCACATAAACATATGCGTCATTATATTTGTCATACTGATATTTCCAACCACTGTCTGCAACTGCGTATGTAGAACGTGTAACTGTGTCTGCCCACGCAGTGATTGAAGTTGCCTCGGAACCAACATTATTAACTACTGCTGTTCTTATTGGAGAGATGCAAACAATAACGTCTTTTCTAAGTTCAGCAACGTCAGCAATAATTCTATTTGCTACTGTAGCGTTTGCTTGACCAGCCACAATAATAGATGCTGGTATTTCTTGTTTGTTTGCAAGCAAGATATAAGCTGATGATCTGTCGCCATCTGTTAATGCGACACCATCAGATCCACCAGCTAAAGAATATGTCTTAGGTGTGTTTACTGCTGTGTAAGTTGTGCTATTTAATGTGTTGCCCCAATTAGAACCAGCATTGTCATGGGCTGCCCACCAAATCCACTTAGAACGATCATTAATTGTATCTTTGTAGAAATTGCTACCACCAGAATCTGCTTTAGCATTAGAACCTTTAGAAAGATATCCAAATTTCTCTAAAACTGTATTTGCTGTGCCAGTAATCTCGCCTGTTCTGTCTTGAATAACAACGTGTAATTCATCACCAGATGCGCCCAATGCGGCACCGTTTGTAGATGTTCCTGGTGCAGAATCAAACTCACCAAAGAATTCCCAACGGCGTGTGCCTGTAGCAGCCGCAGCACCAGTTAAGTGTGCAGATTCAAGTGTGAATGATGTTGCATTAGCAATCGCAACAACTTTAGTTGAACGACCAGACAATACAATAAAATCACCAACTTGCATTTGTGTATTTGCAAGGCTTCCTGCACCAGTAACTGTCGTAGAACCTGCTGTTACAGTAAACGTTCCAGTTAATGTGTTAGAATAAGCCGCTGAACTTGGGCAAACAGAAACTTTAAGTGCGTTTCCTAATGCGCCAGAATAACGACCTGCCCATGGACCAACGTTGAAAGATGCTGTGTTAATGTATACATCATCGTTCTTGATTGAAGTGCCAGCACCTGCTGTGCCTGAACCAGTTGTTGCTTCTGCCGTAGAATTCAAAGCTGTGTTTGCTGCACGAACAACAAACAATGAACCAGAGTAACCCAAAAAGTTAGCGGCTGACAAAAAGTCAACAGCATTAGTTGCATTTGGTTTACCAAATTCATTTACTAAATCAGTTTCATTGGTAACTTGCACTGATTGATCGATAGGTCCCCAACGAAATTGTCCAGAAAATGCGCCAGATGTTGAAGATACTGCTTGTGAGGAAGACACCAAATCTGTTTCGGTGATCTTGATTCCTGGTGAAATTAGACTTATAGCCATTGAATTCTCCTTGTTATAATGATGTTTTGATGTTAGATTTGTTTAATTTATTTATAAAAAATCAGATTTGCGATAGTTCTCCACGTGCCAAACTTGCCCTCCTGCATCAACTAATTGATCTTGTTCTTCACCATTATTTATAAAACCAAAAGGAGTGACTTCTTCTTCAATCATTTTGATTCTTGCTTCGTACAATTCTTTTCTTATATTTATGTTTGTTAAATCTTTGAAATATGAGTTTGTTGTCAGCCATGAAAATAACACTAGAGGCATAACTAAATCATCGTGATATCCTTCGTCAGCAGAGTAACTGTTTCTTTTTTCAATAAATGTTGAAATCTCAGCTATAGTGTCAGCATCGTTGATAATAAGTTTTTTCTCTTCAACCATAGACTTAAAATTAGAACATCCAATACGTTTAACTTTTTTGTCTGTGATGACACCGAGTTGTGTTTTACTTCCACCAAACCCGCCATTGACAACTTGACCCTGTGGTGTTCTGTTAACAGAAATAATATTTTCATATTCATATTCTGCATACAAAATTTCTGCAACTTGCTCTGAAGAATTAATTTCAATTAGAACATATGCTTCATTGTATTCTTTACCCACTCTGTAAATTACTGATGGATACAAAAGTGGGCTGATTTGATTGTTTCTGTACTTACCCACAATTCTGTATGGCATTTTAGTTATATCTAATATTTGAAATGCTGAATAGTCACCGCCTACACCTTTCGCAGTGTCTGCTACAATACAATATGCATGATCTTTTTCAACGTTTTCGTATATATCTAGTCCATCTTTTTGATAGAGAATAGGGCTAGCAGACATTTGTGCAATAGAATCGGAAGCAATGAGTGTTAGACTAGAACCTAAGAAGTTACATAACACTTCTTGATTGAACTTCAATTCACCTAGCAGTCTTCTTTGTTCAGATGCCCATTTTTCATCGCGACCAGGAATTTCCCAATAAGGAATAAATAAATTGACAAATCCATTCCTATCATTATCGGCATCATTCCAGAACTTCCAGAAATGGTTGTATCCTAGTGGAGTAGAACTTAACAGAATCTTTGTTGTTTCACCAGCAGAAATTGTTGGATAAACTGAAGTAAAGAATTGCTCTGCTATATTGTTTGGTATGATAGCAGCCTCGTCAACATACAGCAAATTAACTGACTTACCACGAATACCTGATGCGCTTGTTGCTGCTGTGAATACAATTGATCCATTTTCTAAAGCAATGTCACCTTTGTTCCATGTAGTGACACCTTGCTGAAGCCATGCAGGAAGATTCTCGTACATGATCTGATAACGATATAAAACT